GCATTTGACCCAAGTAATTTTTTAAAGACTAAGACATTTGGTTTGGCACCATCGAACACAACACTTACTATAAAATATGCTTATGGTGGTGGTATTGCCGATAATGTAAACGCAAATGATATTATAAATTCTTCTAATTTAACTTTTGATATACAAGATAATTTATTATCAACATCATTAGTAACAGATGCAAAAAATTCAGTATCATTTACAAATCCAAAACCAGCATCAGGCGGTTCATCTGGAGAATCTATTAGAGAAGTTAAAGAAAATGCATTAGCTTATTTTCAAGCACAAAGTCGAGCTGTAACAAAAGATGATTATATTGTAAGAGCCTATTCATTACCAGCTAAATATGGTACTATAGCTAAAGTACATTTAGTACAAGATGACCAACTAAATCAATCAGTTGATTTAATGAATCAAGATACTCAAATTAAAGCAGAAGATGTAGGTAAATCAATTAAACAAGTTTCAGCGAGAATACCGAATCCATTAGCTATGAATATGTACACGTTAGGATTTGATTCAAATAAAGAATTATCACCATTAAATCAAACAGTTAAACAAAATTTAAAAACATATTTATCACAATTTAGATTAGCTACTGATGCTGTTAATATTAAAGATGCTTATATAATAAATATTGCCGTTAATTTTGCAATATTAACTTCAAATGGATTTAATAAGAATGATGTTCTTTTAAGGTGTGTTTCTAAAGTAAAAGATTTCTTTAATATTGATAGATGGCAAATAGGACAACCGATAGTAATATCAGATATAGCCTATGAATTATCTTTAGTAGATGGAGTTGCCTCTGTGGTAAAACCAAAACAAAATAATCTATTAGATTTACCTATTGTAATTGAAAACAAATACAGTGCAGCTGATGGTTATTCAGGTCATTTTTATGGAGGTAGTAAAATAAACGGTATAGTTGATGGTATTTTATACCCAGCTTTAGACCCAAGTATTTTTGAAATTAAATTTCCTGATTCCGATATTAAAGGTCAAGTCCTCGGTGATAATCTAGGTATAGTGGAGTAAGTCAATGCATTATTTTTTATATCCTGAAAAAGATACAACTATTTATGAAGCCAGTTCAAGTTTAAATTCTGGCATGGATGAAATATTAGAGATTAGAAAAAACGTTAGTGAAACTGGAGCTACTATAGATGTATCTCGAATTTTAATGAAATTTGATTTAACTTGGGTTTCAGAATCAATAGTTTCAGGTTTAATATCGAGTCCAAAATATTATTTAAATTTATTTGACGCTAATCCAAAAGCACTTGCTGTATCACAAAGTTTAGAAGCAGCTGCAATTAGTGGTTCTTGGGATATGGGTACAGGTCGTTCATATGATAATCCACAAACTGATGATGGAGCAAGTTGGAATTATAGATATAGTTCAACTGATGCTACGACTTGGGTTAATGAAATGACTTCATCAGGAGCAGTTTGGTATGCTTCAGGTTCAGTACCTATTGCGTCTCAGTCATTTAATCATAAAACAACAGATATGAGAATGGATGTTACTGGTACTGTAAATGCATGGTTAGCTGGTACTGTATCAAATGATGGTTTTATAGTTAAAAGAAATAGTTTACAAACAGCTTCTTATCATGCATCATCTTCAGAAGGTACTACGGATAGATTAGGAAGTTTTTCATTTTTCTCATCTAATACTAATACAATATATCCACCTACTTTAGAAGTTATGTGGGATGATTCAAAATGGAATACAGGTTCACTATCTGCACTTTCTTCTGCAAATTTAGAAGATAGTGTCATTTATATGAAAGGCTTAAGACCTGAATATAAAGAAAAATCTAAAGCAAGATTTAGACTTGTAGGTAGAGAAAGATTTCCAGAAAAAACATATTCAACAACTCCAGCTAATTTATCAGTTAAACATTTACCAAGCGGTTCAACTTTTTATTCTATTGTAGATGCAGAGACTGAAGATGTTATTGTACCATTTGGGACAGGTTCAAGAGTAAGTTGTGATTCAACCGGTAACTATTTTAATTTATGGTTAGATGGGTATCAACCAGAAAGATATTACTCTATATTATATAGAATAGTTAGTGGTAGTGGTACAATAGAAGAACTTGACCAATACTTTGATGAAGGGTTTACGTTTAAGGTAAGTCTGTAATGCCTTACTCAAAATCAGAATTAGGCAATGTCGAATTTTATAAAACTTTTATAGACCGTCTTAGAGTTGGTTATTTAAAAGAATTAAAAGAATATGCTGAGATTGGTTTTAGAAAAAATAATATCTTGTATTCTTTTGAAAATATTATAGAAGATGAAATATTAAATATAGGTTTAGGTATTGAGGATGCTCAATTAGGTGAAAATAACGATAATTTATATGCGGGTTATATTGATAAAAACCAACAAGAGATGTTAAAAACAGTAAATAATGAAAACTATCCAACATATATTAAATCTTCAACATTAGAAAAAGTAGTAGACAGAACATTTTCAGAATTAGATACTTCAGAGTTTGCAGATACACTTCCAGATGGTATAGTAGAAGGTGATATAATTACAAATGAAGACCCTGAAGATTTTAGAAGATGGTTATTAGAAACAAATCAAAAAAGATTTTTTCCAAATTTGGCAATTTATTATGGTAGAGGTTATTTGTTAAGTGAAATAAAAACATTAACACAAAGTCAAATAGATTCAATACCAGACGGTGAGGAAGTAGAATAATGAGTAGTAGATTAACTCAAAAAGATTTAGATATTATTAAAGTATCAGGTCAAACTATGGATTTAAAATCTCAAGATTTTGCTTATTTAGGTGGTGAGTTTACAAAAAATCCAAATGATTATGTTGAAGTTTTAATATTTGATACAAATGAAACTTTTTTAGAAAGTGGTATTGCAGAAAAAAGTGATTATACATACGATGATATAAATGTAAAATTAAATACAGGTACTATACTTAGAAGAATGGGTTATGATAGAGGTCGTTATATTGTGAGATATAATTTTTTGAGAAAGTTAGCGGGTTCTGCTGAAACTATATTAGTAGATAAAAATAATCAAATATATAATGGAGAGTTTCATAGAACATCAGATGGAAAAATAATGTCTGGAACAGAATCTACTGATAGTTCATTTGAGTTATTTCTAAAAGAAAATAAATATTTTGTGCATGAAATATCACCGTCAAGAAAAGAAGTAAGATTAGCCCCACAACCTATTAATGATAAAATTTATAAAGATAATTTTTATTATGCACAAAAAGAATTTAAAAAAATAACAATACCAAATACTGTAGAGTTTGTAGCAGCAAATAATGAACTTAAAGCTGACAGTAAAACATTAAAAGTAACTGGTAATACACGATTGAATGCACAAATGGTTGGTGGGTTTGTTTCTGTAGATAACGCATTTATTAAAGAATATTTACCTCCTCCAGGTGACCAAACTCAACCAGGAGAAGCACCTCAAAGTGAAGTAGAGAGTTCAACTGTACAAGCTAGATTTATTATATCTGATAATAGCGCTGCTCAATATAAAAGCGGTGATACAAATTTAGTAGGTTTATTTGAAAGATTCAACGGTATATCAGATAATGGGTTACCTACAAATACAGACGGTTTTGAGTTTATGGATAAACAAAAAGGTTTAAGAGGTATATTGAGTGTAGACAGTAATAGTTTAGTTAAATATAAATATACATCAGGAACAGCACAACGAATTGCATTAAGAAGTGTTTCAAGTAAACCTAATGTAGGTACTAAATATACTTGGGAAGTAACAGGTTGGGATTTAGATAGAAAAAGCGGCGGTGGATTTCATAAAAATCCTATAAGAGCTCACACCGTAAGTAATGAGGGTGATGTTTCTATCGCGAGTCCACAACCTCAAGGTGCTTCTTTATTAAAAGTTACAGAAAATTCTACAAACGGCAGTGAATTAATAATGGAACTTTGGAGTGAATTTTTGTTCGTAGGTATTAAATTAACAATAGAACCAAAGGATGCGGAAGCAAGTTCAATATACATCCCTGGGTTTATATATACAGAATAATAAGATGATTAACTTTAACGTAATAGATGGTTTAGATACTAATAGTACACCAATCGAAGGTATTTTAAATAAAGAATTTGAAATACAAGCGGTGTCTACAAATAACTTTGCGGAAGACGCCATTTATGAATGGAAGTTACAGAAACCAAATAATGTAGGTACTATTGATATACCAGACAGTCAAAGTAAGAGTCTAATAATTAAGTTAAGTGATGCTTTAATAGATAATAAAATAAGTAGTGAGGGTGTATATAAAATAAGTGTAAAACTTTCAGGTTATACTGATGCTGGTGTTGTAAAAACATTAGATGAAGGTTCTGTTGAGATAAAATTTAACGCTGACCTTACAGAAGCAACTTCAGATGAATTAGATACATCAAGACTTGTATTTAGTCCTTTCGTATCTACGATATCTGATATATCAGCTAATCAAATAAGTATAAAAAGTTCCTGGAATGAAATTAGAGATATTTTAAACCCTGAAGATGATTATTTAAAACCCACTAATAAATTTAGTTCAGATAATAATTCTAATTTTAATATAACATTTCGAAGTGGTAAAAGAAGAGATTTAAATACTTTTTTACATTTTGGTGATGATAAATTATTACTTACAACAAATGTAAAAACTGATAAAGTTACATTTGAAGAATTACCATATTCGGCAATCTTTAAATTATACGAAGAACTACCTGATGATATAGAAGAAAAAGATACAGCCTTTATTGTTAGAGAAGTTTTACCTCAAGTTGAAGAAGTTGTTGAATTAATGCCATATGACCAGGAGGAAGAAGATGTAATAGTTTTACGAGTACCTGATTCAACTAATGTAGATTCACCGATAACAAATAGGTCAACTACTTTAAAGAATTATAATGATTTAGTTACAGGTGACGCTCATCTAAAAAAAGAAATTGAAGATAAATATTTAACTGAAAAACCTAAAGATATAAATATAGATTATTCAAACTATGAAAATTTCATTAATTTTTCTTCTGCAGAAAAAAGACTTAAAAACTTTAAATATAAGATTCAACAATTAGAAACGTATACAGCAGAGAGTTCTTCTTTATTAAACATTTCAAGTTCTAATAAAGATGTAAAGATAATTGATACTAAAATAAGAGATATTAAGAATAACTTTGATGGATATGAAACTTATTTATACAATGTAAGTTCTTCATATGTATCAAGTTCATTAGGTGAATTTCCAGACGCTTCGTGGCCTAAGACAGGTACAGGTACATATGCAGACCCTTATAAACCAGTTAGTTCATCTAATCATACTTTTACATCTTGGTATGGTACGTTACTTGATAGAAACGGGCAGATACATAGTGCATCTATTTATGACGAGAATAATTCAAATAGATTAGTTAACTTATTACCAGAACATATAAAAGAAGATTCAGAAAATTCACAGTTTTTTGATTTTATGGATATGGTAGGTCAACATTTTGATGAGTTATGGGCATATACTAAAGCAATGTCTGATATTACAGATAGACAAAATGATTTGAGTAAAGGATTTTCAAAAGATTTAGTTTTCAATCTAGCTAAATCTTTAGGTTGGGATATGCAAGATGGAAAAGATTTATTAGATTTAAGCAGAGCTGGTTTCGGACAAAAATTAAGTGGTACTACATATTCACTTTATACATCTGGTTCACTATCATCACCACCTGAAAGTGATATTTCAAAAGAGATAACAAAAAGATTATTAGCAAGTATGCCATATTTGTTAAAGACTAAGGGTACTATTGGAGCATTAAAAGGTGTTTTAAATTGTTATGGTATACCATCTTCTATTTTAAGAGTTAGAGAATTTGGTGGGTTACAAAAAGACAATCATAAAGCACAATTTGAGATTGCAAGAAAGTTTACAAAGGCGTTGAGATTTAAAGGTGAACAATATGTTGAAACAACTTGGGCTGATGATGACGATAGTAGTAGAAAACCAGATACAGTAGAATTTAGATTCAGAGCAGTATCAGGTTCAGACCAAATACTTTTACAGAAAGATACTGAATGGGCTATAAAATTAAAAGAAAATGATTCACCTGATAATAATGGTACAGTTTCTTTTATGTTAACAGGCTCTAATGGGTTACAAGAAATTAGTTCATCAATCTTACCAGTTTTTGATGGTGAGTATCATTCTGTAATGTTAAGAAAAACTAAAGTTGAGTCTGAATTATTTGAATCAGCTTCATTTGAAACTACTAAGTTTAAGAATCCACCGTTTGTACAGAATGTTGAGAATGCAGAACAAGGTATAATGAAAATAGTAAGTAGTTCAAATGTAGCTAGAAGTGGAACAAAAAGTTTAAGCCACGAAAATACTTCTCGAAATCAATCTTCATTTTTTAAATTTTATAAGAAATCAAATGAAGTATCTGCGAGTGTTTCTGCAACATTAGCAACACAAGGTGAGAGTTTTATATTTTCTGGATTTGCAAAAGTATCCTCAAGTGAGGTTGATTCGGTAGGTCGTTTGAGTTTATTTGAATTAGATAAAAATGAAGAAGTTGTAAATTGGGATAGAGAGAGATGGTATACGGGAGATGATGGTGGTATAAAATCATCTGAACCAATTGGATTAAATGAAACTGAATGGGTACAGATAAAAGTACAAAAAACAATTAAATATCCAAATACAAAAAAATTAGGTGTAAGATTTGAAAACTTAAAACCAAAATCAACAATATATTGGGATGATTTTTCTCTTCAAAAAGTAAGTGATAATACCGACGCGATAACTGATACATTTAATTATGATTTATTCGTTAAAAAATATGAGAGTGGTTTAGATAGAATTATACATTCATCTAAAACGTCATTAAATATAGATGGTTCATCATCAAGTTCATATAATGCTTCTTGGACTGGTAGTGGTAATTTATATATAGGTGGTCATAGTACAGGGACTGGTTCAGGACGATTTAATGCTTCAAGATTTGGCGGTTCAATGATGGAATTTAGATTATGGACAGAACCGTTAAAAGAACAATATTTTAATACTCACGTAGAAAATCCAAAATCATATATTGGAAATAGTCCGTCTTCATCATATTATCATTTAGTAAGAAGATTTGCATTAAATGATGATAAAACTTTATCCGACGGTGATTCTTTAAGAGATATAAGTGCTAATCAAACTTATGTACAAAGTGGTAGTGCTCGTGGATTTGGTGCCGCTAATACTTTTGAATCTGTAATTGATAAAACAAAAACAATTATACCGAATCACGGTCCAAATCGTAGAATGGCAACTAAAATACGAATTGAAAACAATGTATTAAGTGGTAGTGGTCAAGGAGCCTCATTAAGTAGAAATAAAAGATATGATGTAAGTGCTAATGATTTTTCACCGGTTGATTCACCTAAACTTGGTATTTATTTTTCACCAGTTGATGTTGTAAATGAAGATATAATATCATCATTCGCGAATCTTGACTTTAATCAATATTTAGGTGACCCACGAGATAATTTCAAAGAATCTTATACTGGATTAACAGATGTTTCTAATGAATATTTTAAAAAGTATTCATTTGGTTCAGGTAGTGCTAATTTTTGGGATTATATGCATATTATAAAATATTATGACCAATCAGTATTTAAACAACTTAAAAAACTTGTACCAGCTCGAGCTAAAACTTATATGGGTACTTTAATTGAAGGTAATATATTTGAAAGACCCAAATCACCAGTACAGAGAAATAATCCTACTTATGAACGTATAGATTACCTTGATGATATTAATATATCAAATATTGAACACGAGAGTGGGTCAGTTTTAAAAATAGAAACAGACTATCTTACTTATGAAGCTAATATAACAGCTTCTTATTTCAAATTCCCTTCATTATATAATTTAGCATCAAATGATAATTATAATGTTAGTTATGATGAAACATTCGATAGAAATTTATATATAAGTGGTTCTGCAAAATACGGTGGTCCTAATTATGTGTTTAGTGAACCTACTGGAGCTATGGTATTACAAAATAGAATATCAACATATAATAAAGAATATATGTATTTTTATACAAGTTCGCTAGATTTTTCGAATAGTATGTTTAATACAAGTGATAAGTATTTACATTTTTATAGTTCAAAATCTTTAGTCGAAACTGATTTAGACCCCGAATATCAATATATAACGGCTTTAAATCGTAGTTTTTATGAAGGTGTAAAAAATACTTTAAGTACAACAGCCGACGGTGATTATCCGGTTGTAATTAGAACAACTTCACCTACTGTAGCTGTACCAGTAGATTCTACAGATACTAACTTAAACATTATTGATACAGAATAATTAAAATGTTTAAAAATTTAATAAATAGATATTTATTTTTAGTGAAGTTATAACATAAATTTACAAATCTTTGGAGATAATAATATGGGATTTTTAGATAATTCAAGTATAACAGTGGACGCGATTTTAACTAAAAAAGGTCGTCGCATACTTTCACAAGGCGGTAATTTTAAAATTACGAAATTCGCTCTTAGTGATGAAGAAATTGATTATACATTATACGATGTAACACATCCAGACGGTACTGATTCATATGGGTCAGTTATTGAAAATATGTCTTTATTAGAGGCAGCACCTAATAGAACTGATTTTAATAGTTTTCTTGTAGACGGTTCTATGTCAGGTACAAAGTTAGTATTAGATAGTACTTCTTATACAGTCGATAATGCTGCAACTATAGCTATCAAACCAACCACACAGGGTGGTACAGCTGAACAATATAAGTTTAGTATTGAAAACACTAATATAGTTAAATTTTCATCAGTGCCTGCATCGAATACAGCAACAGCGGCAAGTGCAGACCTTATCGCACAATCTATTAACCAGAAAGCTACAACAACTGTTA